AGTTTCCAGTTGTAAATACAAAATCTTCTACGAGTGATCCTAATTGTGTTACTGTTCCATCAAATTTAAAAAAACCTCCACCGAAACCCATCCAATATACAGCTCCTTGTGAATATACCAAAGTGTGTTGTGATAAACACCCACAGTTAGAACCAACTTGTCTAAGTGAAAAAGTAAAAGGTGGTCCAACAAATTGAATTACATAAGCTGCTTGATCTGTTAAAACCAACACATAATCTTTACCTTGAACAGCGGCTATAATTTCATTTCCTTGATCAAGTAAAAATGTTCCTGCAGTATTTGTTGCAGTTGGAGTATAAGTATTAAAGTCTTCTTGGTTTGAAAATCGAATAAACATTTTATTTTGTGTATCTGTATTACCTATAGTTTCTTCTGTTCCTATATGAAACAAATGTCTGTCTCTATCTGACACAAGAGTTATAACTGAAGCTGTAGGTGCATTTGTCATTACAACTGCTCTTGTATCAATTGCCGATGGGCCATCTTGAGCAATAGTATTCCAAGTAAAAGTTCTGCCGTTGTGAATTGTTGCAACAAGAGTTTGACCAAAAGTGTCCAGTGACCAGTTACCAGGATCTAATGTTACATTTGAAGATGTTGATGCTTCTCCCCATTTTTCACTACCGTAAGTATCTGTACCCCAACCAAACGCCGAAGTTTGTGCAATGGGTCCTATGGTTACATATCTATTCTGAGTCGCTGATCCAGCAGAAGATATGCCAGAGCTTGTTTCATTTGAAGGCATTGTAATTGTATATGCATTACTTCCGCTTAAAGATGTTACTTCAAAAACATTTGTTGTAAAATCTGCTGCAACAAAAGACGTACCACTTCCAGGTAATGTTACATTTTTAAATTTTACATAGTCTCCAACAGCTACTTGTGCTGCCGTTACATTTACAGTTACTGTAGCTGACCCGTTTGTGGTTGTAAAAGTTACACCTGATTGATCTGCTTCTACGGGTGTAATATCATAAAAAGCAGACTCGTAATAAATTACTAATAACTTAGATGTACCAATGGCAGCATACTTTCTACCATCTAAGTCTGACCAACTAAGTTGATCACGAGCAGGACCTGATAAAGTTGCATTAACAAGTTCTGACCAACCCCCTATTTTTTCTGGTTGACCATATCTAAATCTAACATTGTCTCCGTCAGTCCATTGACCTTCAGCACCTGTTTCAGTATCTTGTTTATTAAAACCTGGTCTAAAATTAATTTTTTGAAGCATATCTGTCTATAATACCTAATTTTGTTTATTTGACTAGACTATTTTTATATAATAGAGTATAGCCATATCATAAATGATGAAAGAAAACGATAAAAAAGATCTAGGCTTTACTATCATAGATAATTTTATGGATCAAACCTATTTCAAGCAATTGCAAGATGTGGTTATGGGTGATCAAATGTCTTGGTTTTTTCAAAAAGAAGTAAATAGCTTTGATAAAAATATATATTTTACACATATTCTTTATCAAGATTATGCTCCTTGTTCTAACCTTTGGGGACATTTTCAAAACCTAGCACTGAGATTAGATGCAAAAGCTTTTATAAGAATTAAAATGAATTGTTATCCTAGAACAGATAAAATTATAACACATGCTAGTCATGTGGATGAAGACTTTAAGCATAGAGGTGCTCTCTTTTATTGGAATACTAATAATGGTAAAACCATTTTAGAAAATGGAACTGAAATAAAATCTGTTGCAAATAGAATGTTACTATTTAATGCAGCAAGACCTCATCAAAGCACGACGTGCACAGATCAACCAGCTAGGTACAATATAAATTTTAATTTTTTTAAATGAGAATATTAGGGATATCTCCTTATCATGACGCCAGTGTTTGCATCCTAGACGATGGAGAAATTACATACTTTTCAAAACAAGAAAGATTAACACGTAAAAAAAGAGATGAGTTAGGTGAAAATCAACTTACTGTTTTAAATTATGTTTTAGATAATTATCAAGATACACCAATTGATAAAATAGTTATATGTTCTCCAACACCAAATTCTCAAGGTGTTGATTGGTTACAGATGTATATGTGGACAAAAATAAAAAATGCTAAGGGTTGTCAAATTATAAAATATTGTCAAGATCATCATTTAGCCCATGCAACTTTAGCTTTTAACAATAGTGGTTTTAAAGAAGCTTTAACTTTTGTTATCGATAGAAATGGTGCAATGATGGAAGATAGAATAAGAGAAAGTGAGTCTGTATTTATTTGTAAGTATCCTGCTAATTTTAAAACTATATATAAAAATTATTTTCTTGTTAATAAAGGACAAGACTATGATGTAGAAAATCATCAGCTTGTTTCTAAAATGAAAAAAATATTTAAAGATGCAGAAGTAAAAGGTGATAGCACTATGAACATTACCAAAGTTTATGAATCCGCAACAACATTAATTGGTCAACATGTTTTAGAAAATGGAAAAACTATGGGTCTTGCTGGTTACGGAAAAGATAAAAAATTTCCTGACTTAATGAATGATGATTTATATTTTCATTATCACGGCATGGAAGTAGGTTATAAAGAACATTTTGTTTTACAAAATAAAAACTTTGATAAAAGAAAATCTTTGTACGCAGACTATGCTTTTCAAGTTCAAAAACAAACTCAGGAAATGGTTCTTAATCTAGTTAAGAAGTTTGTTAAAAAAACAGGAATACGTAATGTTTGTTTAACAGGAGGTTATGCATTGAACGTTGTAACAAACGGATATTTAATTGAAAAATTACCTCATCTAAATTTTTATTTTGAACCACTTGCAGATGATTCTGGAAATAGTCTAGGAGCGGCTATGGACATATACAGAACTTTAACCAAAGATAAAACAATTCGTAAATTAGTTCATACCTTTTTTAATCATACTAAAGAAAAAATAAAACCTATTGGAAAAAAATGTAGTGTTGCTGATATAGCAAAAGCTTTATCTAAACAAAAAACAGTTGCAGTATACTATGGAAAAGCAGAATCAGGTCCTAGAGCTTTAGGACATAGATCTATTTTATTTGATGCAAGAAATAAAAATGCCAAAGACATAGTAAATAAGATTAAGAAAAGAGAATGGTACAGACCGTTTGCTTGTTCTGTTTTAGAAGAAGATGCAAATGAGTATTTTATTATGTATGGTTTAAATGAATCTCCTTTTATGACTATTTCTTTTCCTGTTAGAAAAGAGAAAAAAAATATTATACCGGGTGTAATTCATGTTGACAATTCTTGTCGTATACAAACTGTAAACAACTCTATTCCTCATTTTTTTGAATTACTTACTGAATTTAAATATTTAACTAATGTTCCTGTTTTATTAAACACATCCTTTAATCTTGCTGGAGAGGCTTTAGTTGAATCTTATGAAGACGCAATAAAAACATTTAAGAAATCAGATATTGATATATTATGGTTTCCAGAAACAGAGAGGTATATAAATGATAAGTCCAATTTGGCCATTTGAGGCTGACAAAGTACATCACTATGCATATGCAGATAATGTATTAACAAAAAAAGAATGTGAGGATCTTGTATTCTTTGCAAAATCAATGGATCCTGAAGAAGCTTTTGTAGGAAAAGATAAAAAATTAAATCATAATATTAGAAAAAATAAGGTTAGATGGTTAACACCTCATAATGAGATACAAGATGTGTATAGAAAAATTACTGATGCAATTGTATCTTTAAACAAAGATTTTTTTAATTTTAAACTTTATGGTATTTATGAAAGTCTACAATTTACTACTTATGGTAAAGATGAAAAGTATACTAAACACACTGATAGACTTTTTAGTAGTGTAATTAGAAAATTATCTTTTTCAATTCAACTTACAGATCCTAAAGAATATGATGGTGGAGATTTAGTTTTGTATGATGCAGATACACAAACAAAAATGAATAGAGAACAAGGAACAATAATTGTTTTTCCTTCTTTTATTCCACATGAAGTTCAACCTGTAACAAAAGGTGAAAGAGATGCTTTAGTAGGTTGGATAACTGGGTCTAATTTTAATTAAACAGTTTGCCAAGTATTAGCGTCTTCGTCCCAATATGAATAACCTTCAGGTTTTCCTGACGGTTCATCCCATTTACCTGTAGAAGTATTGTAAGTAAAAGATTCAGATGGTTTAGGTTCTACAAAAGCATCATTGCTAGAATCATAAGTATAACCAATACTTGCCCTAATTTTTCTTGAACCACCATCTAAAAAATATTCTACATATTGATTATTAGAATCAGCTAAAGGTTTAACAGCAGCTGCTTTTTCTGCTGTAGTAACATCATCTTGAAATACAGTTGTTTCAATGACTTCGTTAGAATTATTTATTTCTGCCCAATATTTAGCCATTATAAAGGGTACCTCACTACTACAATTCCAGCTGAACCAGATCCACCTGTTCTGTTTTGGCCGCCATTTCCGCCTCCGCCAGAACCAAATCCTGTTGCAGAAGGAGCTGTTCCTTGACCATTTTGTACAGAGCCGTTTCCGCCTCCTCCTTGACCGCCTTGACCAGCAGACATTTGCCAAGTTCCACCGCCGCCACCGCCAGCATAATATTGATTTGAACCTGTTTGAAAAGCATTTTGAATTCCTGCGCCGCCTGCTCCTCCAGTACTTCCTGATCCTCCAGTTCCTGCCTGGCCTGCGCCACCGCCGCCTCCGCCGCCGTGTTGTGGAGATCCTGCTCCGCCTGAGCCACCTGACGTACCAAATGAAGCTCCCGACCAAGGGGACTGAACACTAGATTGGTTAGAAGATCCTCCACCTGTAGGTTCTCCTCCACCGCCGCCGCCGCAGCCGCCGCTGCCGCCACCACCTTGTCGAAATCCACCACCTTTTCCGCCACCATTACCTGTTTGACCGAATCCAGTTGTGTTTGATCCAGAGCCCGCAGAACCTGCGCCGCCACCAACTGAGATTGAATAAGAAGCGGGTCCGCTTGTGTTTTGTGTTAATACGATTGCTCCTGATGCACCAGCACCTCCGCCGTGATTTTGGCCTCCGCCACCACCACCGCCGATTACCATTACATCTAATTCGCTTGTTTCGCCTGCTTCAATTTCAAAAGTTCCGTTTGAAGTAAAGGTGTGTACTCTAAATCCACCATACTCTGTGATAGTTCCACCTGTAGCTGTAAGTCCACCACCAGCTCCGAAACCGAAACCTTTTACTGATGCTGAACCTATTGTTGTTAAAATTGGCATCTTTCTATGTCCTCCTATTATGCAAACTGTGTTTGAGAAGCTAAAACTGTAAACGTAGAAGCTGCAGTTTTTATTGCTGTCATAGTATATGTATCGTTTGATGTTGCGTTTCCTGCAGTGAATGAAGATCCACCTTGATAAACAATAGTTACGTTTGTTGATTTATTGTCTACTACAAAAGAAGTAGCAGCCCACGTGTTGTTATTATTTTTATTAATATATGCAACAGTAATTGATTCACCTGTATCCATTACAGCGTCTAATGAACTAGATCCGTTTCCTCTTAAATTAACTCTAAAGTTACCAGATGCTGCAGCAGTACTTAAAATAACTGCTTGTGTTTGTGTATCAATTACAACGTTTGTAGAAAATGAATTATCAACGGTTACTTTTTCAGCAAGACCTTGAATCTTACCACTACCATTTAATGTAACTCTTCCTGTTCCTTTTGGAGTTATATTAAGATCAATGTTTGTGTCACCACCTGTTGCTGCTAAGTCAGGAGCATTTCCTGTTGCAGCGTTTGTAACATCAAATTGATTTACAGCAGATGCTGTTTTTTGAAATACAATTTGTTCATTACCAGAATCATCATTAATACCATGAGCATCATCAAATTGAATATTTTGTGAATTAGTATCTAAGTCTGCAGATAATTGTGGTGAGTAGTCTGAAGAAAGATCAGTTAAACCAGTGTCTACAACATTTGTTCCATCTGAGTAAAGAATTTTAGTTGTTTTTTCATTGTCACCAAAAGTTACTCCAGATCCTGATGTTGTTTTAACTGTTAAAGATAATGTTCCACCAGTTGAGTTTTTTACTATATAAGTTTTTTCAATTCCGTCAGGAACCTTAACTGTACAATCACCTGAAGGTGTGCCTGTAATATCAATCACAGCATTTTTACCATTTGATAATGCACCATTTGTAAATGCTAAAGTAATAGCGTTTGTAGATGCAACAGAAACAGCTTCTCTTCCAGCAATTGCTTGTTGAACAATGTTTAAGTTTGTATTTGTAATGTCACCCCAAAGACCAGCTTTTTCACCGGTGACCATTAACTCTAGTTTTAAATCTGTACTATAACTTGATGGCATATTTTATATTCCTTATTGTTTAATTTATAAAATTTAAGCGGCGGTGTCAACTTCTATCCAAGAAGATTGTGTTCCGGTATCTACTGGTTGCCAAGATTGGACATTTTCATTTCCTAATGAAATAGCCATTGCTGACCCAGTAGGTGAAACAAGTGCAGAAGCACCTGCTACAGCATTTCTTAACCCAACTTCTAGTCCTTGTCCAGTTAAATCTACAAAAGTATTTGCATCTAAAACAGCTGTTCCTTGAGCTATTTCTAATCCATTTCCTGTAATTGAAATATCAGCTCCTGCTGTAACTGTTCCTACACCAACACCTACAGATAAACCAACACCTACAATCATAGCATCTGGTGAAGGATCTACTGTTCCTTCTTGAGTTGTTAATCCAATTCCTGTTAAATTAATTAAAGTATTTGGTGTTGCAATAACAGAACCAAGATTAGCTGTTAATCCAATTCCAGTAACAGGAGCTTGTGCCCAAACACCTGAAGCACCCCATGATTCTTCTCCCCATTGAGTTCTACCCCAACCTTCTTCATTAAATCCATCTGCAGTTCCTGCTGCAACTCCTAAAGCTACACCAGTTAACATAACATCAGGAGCAGGATCTACTGTTCCAATAGACGCTTCTAAAGCTATACCTGTTAAATCAACTTCAGCTAATCCTTCTGCTGTTATTGTTCCTAAATTTAAATTTTGTTGTATGCCAGTAATTTCGTTTTGAACATCAATAACAACTGAGCCTGTTCCAATAGAAGCTTCTAAACCTATACCTGTAACTAAAAGATCACCTGAAATACCCCAAGCGTTTTCACCAAAAGTTAATCTACCCCAACCTGTATTAATTTCAGTTGATGTACCAACATTTCCTTGGGCACTACTTAACTGTTGTCCAGTTAAGGTAACAGAAACATCATTCTGTTGACCCCATGAACCAGTATTCCAACTTAACGTGCCCCAAGTATTGGCCATAATAGGTTCCTCCTATTACGCGTTACCAATTCTTAGAATCGCTGCTGCTGTTGTGAAAGACGGAAATTGAATTGTAAACGTCCCTGAAGTTGCTGTTTTATCTGCACCAAAATTTAAAACACACACCGCATCAGTAGTGTTTGAACCACCACCCATTGTGCTGTTGTAAATTAAAGCACCTCTAGCTGTTATTGATACTCCAGTGAAAGACAAATCGTTAAAGTCAACAATTGCAACACCTGATGCAACTGAAGTACTTGGATTTGGTTTTACTAAAGTGCCACCACCTGCAGCATACGCACCTGAGTTACCAACTTCACCTGAAGTAGCATAACCAGTTGTTGCTGCGCTTAATGTAGCAGTAGAGATATAAAGTGCAAGTTTGAAAGTGTCTCCTCCAGAATATTGAAATTCGTGGTCACCTTCTAACAGTTCCTTCTTGAATGAATTACAAACCGCTTGTGTTATTGCCATATTTTACTCCTTTAACTTTTAACTTTGTTTAGAATAACGTGGCGACCCGCTTTGGTATTCATCACGTCTTCTTCTGCCCATTTGTTCTATATTAAATCCTTGTAACGCATTCTGATATTTTTGTTCATAATATTGAAGCATATCAGCGGGTCCTTTAAGAAAGCCAAAGGCTTCTACAAGGGATGCATACAAAAGTCCGTTGGGAAAATTCGTACTTAAATATGTAGTCGTATTAGTAGCCGATAATCCAGTTGGTTTCAAGATATAATTTATCTGCATGGTATAATTTGCATTAGGTGTAGGAGCTATAACTATCTGATTATCATCCCAATATCCGTAGTATTTTGGAATACCTTGAGTTTCTTTTGGATTAAACTCTGATATAAAGCTTGTATCTCTATATTCCACAAAAGATCTATCTGTAGGCTGCCCTACGCCATCTGAGTCTACAATTTGAATTGATCTAATAACGGCTGTTTCTGTGTTTCCTACGTCAGGAGTATTTACATATCTTTGACCTGATACAATTGTGGCTGTAGCATATTTTCTATTATTATCAGAATCAGAATCTCTAAAAATTCTTTCTTCGGAATCTAAAATAAACCCATCTAATATAGAATCTGTAAACACATTAGAATCAACTTCTGTGTAATTTCTTATTTTTGTTAATAGTTCTGCGTAAGTCATGGTGTTAATGTTACTGGTCCTGCTGTTACGACCGCTCCTCCTGCATCTTCAGTTATAGCAGTTGTTGTGTTTAAATTAAAGGTAAAACTATTTGTTGTTACTGAACTAATAATAAAAGAATTTTCATATACCGTAAAAGCTAATCCTCCTGGTGAACCGTCTACATTTCTAAGTTCTATTATATCACTTACAGCTCTTTTATTACTAGGTTCCGATATTGATATAGTTGAAGAATTTGCTGTTGTACTTATTGGATTACTAGGTAACATACTAGCTACAGCTGGTTCTGTTCTGTCAGGTTTTGCATTTTGTAAACCTTCAGGATCTGCTCCGTGAGCTCTTGGTTGTAATTGTGGCTGTTTAGGTTCAAACTCTGATGTGTGAACTCTAGAACCATTCCACTCTCTAACCATTTCTGTATAGGGAAACTCCATACCTGATCTATCAGATATAAATTTTGCATGTTTACCTTTTGAAAAATTAGACATTTGGATAATAAGTTTTAGGTGTTATGAATGAACTAGAAGAAGAACCATCTTCAGTTAAAGCTCTTTGTAATTCATCCTCATATAACAATTTTAATTCTTGTGTTCTTTGTGGTGCTTTTTTCTGTGAAAGATAGTAAGATAAACCTGCACACATACATGGAACAAATCTATAAGGTACGTCTGTTGCATTTGTATAATCACCAACATCTTGTATTCTTTTTACATAATAATAATTAAGTTTATTACCTGCTTCAGAAGAACCTGGTGTTAAATATAAAGTGATTGTAACTTTATCTATAAATCTCTGTACAAAATATTGTGAAGGTGTTCCTTCAGATGTTTTATTTGAAAGACCTTGGTATGTAGATCTATTTATTTTTGTAAGAGGTGTATCCACATTTGATGAGTTTCTGTAAACAGCTTCTAATATATCATCAACACCATAAACAGCTGTAGCACTAGAAGTGCCATCACTTGTTGACCTAAACATTGTGTATTCTGCTTGACCATCAACTAATGTAATTGAGTTATTTGCTACTTCCCAATAATGAAGTCCTCTATTACTCCACTCTTGAAATAATATATTAAGAGATCTTCTAGCTGACTTTAAATCATAACCAGCGTTTGGTTCTAAACCAATTCTTTCATAAGATTCTTCAATGATTTCATCAATTGAAAAATTTTTATCAAATACTGTTGTACCGGAAGTAGTGTTAGCCATCTACCCTCCTATTTATCTATCAATACAGTACACTTTGAACTTGCTATTGCATTACAAGTAATAAATCCTTTAAACAAAATTCCATCAGAAGGAAAATTGAAAGAGAAAACGTCACCTGGAGGAACTTCAGCTGTAAACTGAACTGCGTCCGAGTCACTAAAACTTATAGATCCTGTAGTTGTAGTTGTTGTCGTGTTAGAAAGAACTAATCCTCTTAATCTAGTTCTACCACCAAATACAGAACCTGTAGCTGTTACTTGTACTGCTTTTACATCACCTTGTATTGCCATATTTTTACTCCTTATTGGTGCGGGTGAGTATCAAGATCAAAAAGTCTTGAAGTTTCTCACCCACATAATTATTACGCTGCGAATGCAAACGCACCAGTAACAGCTGCTGCTGCTCCAGTGAATTCAGTTGCAATCGTCCACACACCATCTTCAAAACACATGAAAGCAATTTTGCCGCCAGTTGTTAAAACATTAGTTGCTGCATCAGCTGGAGTGAAAACTAATTGTGTTTCACCTGCTGTTGAAGTATCAAAAGTTACTTCATTTGCTGCTCTTGATTCAATTAATGAACCAGTTGCCCAAACGTCAGTTCCTACTGCATCAAAAGTTAAAGTCGCAGTTCCGCCAGCTGTATCTTTAGCTTGAACGTAAACAGCGATAGAACCTCTAGTTGCTGCTGGTAATGCTACAGCACATGCTGCTGCACCTGTGTAGTTTACAGTTGCTATAATTTCATTAGCAATAGTAATGTTAGCACCTGTTGCTGTGTCAGCTAATGTCAAACCTGTTAGGTCAGGCATTCCTGAACTCATTCTTGTTGTAATTGCACCAGTAGTTGCGTTTTTAGTAGCCATTTGAAAGCCACCTTCCGAACGTACTGGACCATTAAATGTAGTACTTGCCATATTTATATCCTCCTAGTTTTCCGAACATAGTCTCTAGGCCGTCGACTATACGCGTCTATGTTCTAATTAATGTATAGTGTGTATTTTATAGCTTAGTTTTGAATAGAGTGCAAGAGATTGCGTAGTGAAAGTGCGATTTCAGCGATGTAGCGTTTTTTATGTTACGTAGCTACAGAAACGTTGGGTGCAGCGTCTTCTATCTTATTAGTCTGATGAGCAACATCTGCTTCAGCTAATTTGATGTGACTGATAACTTGTCTTATTTTGTCA